AGGGTTTGGAATAGTAACAGCTTGGTAACGCAACAAAGCAGGTTTTAAGGAAAAAGCGTATCCAGCGTTATCAAAAAATAAAGCATTTGCCATTAAATAATTATCAACATATTGGTAACGCATAGCAACCATTTGGCATCCAAAAGAACGGCATAAATATCCACTTGGATTTGCCGGATTTATTTGATTATCTGGGAATACTATTGTAATATTTTTTCTATTGTAATCTGTTAGCTCTTGAGTATCAGGACTATTTTTAACATCATAATAATTATATCCTCTCATAAATGCAGAATTACTTGTTAAATTGACATATTCTAAGAAATTTTCATTTTGTAAAAAACTGTTATTTGATTTGTCAACTATTAAGATAATTTTATTTTGAAATGTTAATAAGGGCAAACTTCCTAAATTTGTGCCGGAATTTTCAAAACTATAATCTTTACCAAGCATTAAAGTATCATAATTCATAAATATATTTGCTAAGTTTGTATAGACTTCTTGGTTATTACTTTTAATCCTTAAGTGAATAATAAGTGGATCTGTAGGATTAGGAGCGGTTGAACCAGCAAAAGCATAATTATTAATTGTATCCATTACACTAGAAAAATCAACAGAGTTAAAAGTTTCCTTAACATAAAAACTATCGCTTGTACTTGTAGCAACAACTGGTTGATTATCAATTGAATAAACCGCAAAATCTAAACATCTAACACCTTGCTTTAAGACTGCCTTTAAATTACAAATGTCAACAAAATCATTTTTATATGAACCACCACTACAAGCATTATATGCGGTTTTAACATAATAATCACACAAGTTAGCACTACAATCAGGATCACTTGAATTAATTGCTCTTATATTTCCGTCAAGTGAAGGATATAAATCATTCATATAATCACATGTTCTGCTTTCTAATTTAGTTAGGTAAATCATGTATCCAATAAATATTATTAAAATTATAGAAATAATTGCTATAAGAATGTAACTTTGAAAATCTTCATCTAAAGATTTTAATTTATTTAAATAATCGATTGGTTGATTTGACATATCTAATATATTATATTATTTTTTAATTTTGAATTAATATATTAATTTATGTATTAATTTATGTATTAATTTATGTATTTAGAAACTTAAAATATATAAATCATAAGAAATAATTATATTATATTGAATAATTATATTATATTGAATAAAGAATTAAAAAATACATATATTATATACTTAATAATGGCAGGAGGTTTAATGCAATTAGTTGCCACAGGCCAACAAAATGTAATTTTAAACGGTAACCCTAGTAAGACATACTGGAAATCAACTTTTAAACAATACACAAATTTTGGAAAACAAAATTTTAGAATAGATTTTACAGGAACACCGTCATTAGGTTTAACTACTGAATCTACATTTAATTTTACTATAAAACGTTATGCTGATCTTTTAATGGACTGTTATGTTTGTATAACTTTGCCAAATATTTGGAGTCCAATTTTTCCACCACAAGAAGTACTAAATCAAGATGGTTCTGTAACCTATACTGATTGGGCACCTTATGAATTTCAATGGATAGATAATTTAGGAGCTCAAATTATAAATCGTATTAGTATTACATGTGGAAATCAACAGATACAACAATATTCAGGAAAATATATTTTATCTTCAACTCATAGAGATTTCAACGCACAAAAATTGCAATTGTTTAATGAAATGATTGGTAACACCCCAGATTTAAATGATCCTGCTAATTATGGTGAACGTGTTAATGCGTATCCAAATGCTTTTTTTACTACAAGTCCAGCTGGTGCGCAACCATCTATCATGGGACGTACATTATATATTCCACTGGGAGCATGGTTTAATTTAGTTACTCAGCAAGCTTTTCCTTTAGTAGCTCTTCAATATAATGAATTACAGATAAGTGTATCTTTAAGACCTATAAATGAATGGTTTACAATTCGTGATGTTATGGATTATCCAAATAATTTTCCTGTAATTGCTCCAAATTTTAATCAATATTATATGCAGTTTTATAGATTTTTACAGACTCCTCCAGATGAAACACTTGGACCGGGTTCTTATATTGATACAAGAACAAATTGGAATGCTGATATACATTTAAACTGTACTTATTGCTTTCTCTCTAATGATGAATCTGAAGTGTTTGCCAAGAATGAACAAAAGTATATATTTAAACAAATATATGAGAAACCTTACTATAATGTTACTGGCCCAAATAAGATTGATTTAATTTCTATAGGTATGGTTATTAGCTGGATGTTTTATTTACAGAGAAGTGATGTTAATTTGCGTAACCAATGGTCTAATTATACAAACTGGCCATATGATTATATGCCACAAGATATAGTGCCTGCTTCAGCTACAGGGGATTATCCCAATCCAGCTCCATCACCACCAAATCCTTCAACTTTGGGTCCTGGAACAAATCCAGATGGTACCGCAACAAACTTATATATAACTGGAATATACAATCCACAAAATATAGAAAACATTCTCATTGCTTTAGGAATCTTATTGGATGGTCAATATAGAGAGAATATGTTGCCGGTAGGAGTATATAATTTTGTTGAAAAATATATAAGAACATCCGGGAATGCTCCACCAGGATTATATTGTTATAATTTTTGTTTAAATACGGATCATATGATTACGCAGCCTTCTGGAGCTATGAACATGAGTAGATTTACAAATATCCAATTTGAACTTACAACTATCTCTCCACCACTTGATCCGTATGCTCAAGTTTTAACTATTTGTGATCCAAATACAGGAGATATAGTTGCTATTAATAAACCAACTTGGCGTATTTATGATTATAATTTTAATTTATACTTGATGGAAGAACGTGTAAATTCAGTAATTTTTATTGGTGGAAATGCGGGATTATTATATGCTACATAATTGAAATATTACATAATTGAAATATTATTTAGAAAAAATTATTTTAGTAATTGTTTTTTTATCTACAAACATAGCTAACAACTGATGTATTTGTTTGAAAATAAAAGAGCTATCGTAAACATATAAAAGGTCTAATTTATCATTAAATCTTTCTTTTAAAATATTTGACATTTCATATATAAAATCCTTGTTTCTATCTATTTCTAATAATGTTAATTTTTTTATGTTTGCGTGAACAATAAAAAGCTCAAATTGATTTAATACAGTTTCTATAACATAAAGTAAGTAATTCAATATAATTTTTTTATCAATAAGTTTATTTAAAATCTTAAAGGTTTCATAATTTATTATTATTTCATTATTTGATTTTATGTAACAAAAAGCATTTAATGCTTCTCTTATTTTTTCTTCATTACTTTCTAAATTATGTAAATTAGGATTCATTATATTATATAAATTAAGTAATTTAAATTAATTTTATAACTAAATGTATTATTTCTATTTATAAAATTAAAAAATCAAATATCTTGAATAATTAAATAATATTATTTAACTATTTTTAGCTTAATTCAGCATTTGATGGAAATGGCCCATCTTCTACAAATTGTCCGGATAAGCTATATCTCTCTGGATAATCTGGCATATATTGTACATTAGAAGGCTTATATCTTTTATCAAACATTTTTTTATCTGCTTCATAAGCATTTGACCAAGTATTTTCTCCAAAATTAGCTGCATCTGGTTTAGAATACATATTTTTGGTTATGATTTTTTGATGGGTTCCATAACCATTTGTTAAAGGTGAATATGTATTAGAAACACCAAAAGATAATTTTCCAGAATCATTATTTCCTGGTACATCACTTTGAATTGTTACGGTATTTTGTGAAGAATCTATTGATTGACATCCTGGACAATCAATATCAGAAAGACATTGTTGACCAGTGATAGAACATCTAGAATTTGGACCACATAAATTTTGGCAACTATCAGTATTATTTAAGGGCAAATTAACTGTATGATTTATGGAATTGTCAAAACCCTCAATAATATAATTATTATTTGTTAAATAGTCAACAAAATTAAAAATAGAAACAATCAAAATAAAAGATATTGTAGAGAGAATAATTATTTCATATTGTTTTGAAGATATTGCCATATAATATAAATTAATATTAAATTAAAGTTTTGATTTAGTAAATAAATAAAAATATATCAAAAATTTTATATCATTTTATTATAAGTATGTCTACTACAACTACTAATTCAACTATTGACGATAAAAAAGAAGATCAAAAAACGGCTATTAGTGGTAATTTTTCAGAAAATGTAAAAAATTTTGTAACTTCTGTAGTATCCACTGTTATTCATATGGCTGTATATTTTTCAGTAAGCGGCTTAATACTATATGACTGTAAACTAGCTCAATCAAATATATTGCCAACAGACATGCATTGTAAGCCTTATACAGAAGGCAAACCTACAATTACACCAATAAACGCAAATATTTTTTCACCATTTAAGGAACCTAATCTATCTATGAAAATATCCTTTCCATATGATAAATATAATTCATCAAATAAAATTTTAGATACTTTTACTGAATATAAAAATGCGCCAGATTCAAATTTTTTAGCAAATTATTTTATATCTATCTTTGAAGCGTTAATTAATATTAATTATAGCTTATTCAATGGTTCTTTAAGTATGTTAAATGAAACATTACCTGAATTTATGTTGGTATTAGTTGGACCTATAATATTTGTTTTATTAATGATTGTAGCTTTTTTCCAGGGATATGTATATTTAATATATTTGTGGTTGGTTAATCTTACTTGGTTTTTTAAAATAAATACAAATGAAACAGGTGTAGGTAAACCTGTATGGGATGATACGGAAGAAACTCTACTTCCGACATGTTTAGCAATAGCATTTGTTTTTATACTTTTTATGGCAATGCCATTATTAGCAATACTTGTCATAATTACAATATTATGGACAGCTTTCTCATTAATGGCATATAAAGCTACATTAAATGGTAAAAGAGTATCATCATCAGCAGTAGTTTTAGATGTTTTTAAATATTATAAATTATTGATTGGAGGACTATTTAGTTTAGTAGTAATAAGCAAAGCTTTTTCACAGTTAGGTCCTGTTTCAGGTGTAGTAGCTTTTTGTGTATTTTTAATGATTTATTATGGAGTTATAGCGACAGATATATTTAATCCTATAAAGCAAGATCACTTAACTCCAGCTACTACTTATGAACAAGCAGAGAAATTTTGTAAGTTTATTCCTACACCACACCCTAAATCAACAAAAGAAAAAGAAAAAGAAAATAAATGGTTATTTTTTGGTGGAGGTAAAGAAAAAGACTGTAACTGTAGTATTACAAAACAATTAAAATTTATCAATAAACTTTTATCAAAATAAACTTTTATCAAAATAAAATACTTAAACAATAAAATACTTAATTATACAAATGGGAAAAGACAAAAAAAAATCACCAAAGTATCCTACAGTGAGTATTTGCACACCTACTTTTAATAGAAGACCTTTTATTCCTATTATCATAAAATGCTTTGAAAACCAAACATACCCTAAGGATAAGATAGAGTGGCTTATTGTAGATGATGGAACAGATAAAATAGAAGATTTAGTGAAGCATATTCCACAAGTAAAATATTTTAAATATGATGAAAAAATGTCTCTAGGTAAAAAAAGAAATTTATTGAATGAAAAATCAACTGGTGATATTATTGTTTTTATGGATGATGATGATTATTATCCGGCTGAAAGAGTAAGTCATGCGGTAACTACATTAACAAACTCAAAGGCATTGTGTGCGGGTTCAAGTGCGATGTTCATTCATTTTAAACATATAAACAAGATGTATTTATTTGGTCCATATGGTCCTAATCATGCTACAGCAGCTACATTTGCTTTTAAACGTGAACTATTAAAGGTTACAAGATTTAATGAAACATCTTGTATTGCTGAAGAAAAACAGTTTTTAAAAGATTATACTATTCCATTTGTTCAATTGGAATCTAAAAAAAGTATTTTAGTTTTTTCTCATAATCAGAATTCATTTGATAAAAAGGAATTGTTAAAAGTAATGCCAAATCCAAATATTCATGAAACACCTGTATTGCCAGCTGATTTAGTTAAAGAAGTTGATATTTTAAAATTCTTTATGGAAGACATTGATAGTTTATTGGAAAATTATGAACCTGGAAAACCTAGTAATAAACCAGATGTAACTAAACAATTAACTGAAATTAAAGCAGAACGTGCGGTTATGATGCAAGAACACATAAAAAAACAGCAAGAATATGATGATATGATTAAAAAGCTTAATATGTATTCTAATCCACAACTATTTCAACAACAATTAGTTGAACAAAGAAATACTATTGAAAATTTAACATCTGAAAATTCAAAACTAAAAGAAAAAATTGAATATTTGGAAAATAAAATGAAACAGTTTATAGCATTACAAATAGAAAAGCGCAAAGAAGAAAAAAATGCGGAATTAGTAAAATAAATAAAGTATTAAAATAAATAAAGTATTAAAAGGTTTAAAGACAAAAACTTAATTATTT